TCGCCGACCAGCCTGATGCTGCCGCCGAGCGGCGGCACGATCGCGGCCGCTGCGACGGTGCTCGTATCGTACAACTGGGGCGGACCCGCGCGCAGCGTTGCCGGCACCATCCGCAACCTCGACTCCAGCGGCCAGGTCTGGGTCGACTTCTGGCATCAGTCGGCACTCGCAGTCTAGGACAACCGCTCAGCCGCCCGCGGCCGCGCCGCGGGCCCACACGGTACAACGATGGAAATCAGCGCAGCAAATCTCACCGCACTGTTCACCGGCTTCGACGTTATCTTCCAGCGCGGGTTCGAAACCCCGCCGAGCTACTACGAGCAAATCTCTTCGATCGTGCGCTCGGGCTCGCGGCAGACTACCTATCCGTGGCTGGGCCGTACCACCAAGTTCCGCGAGTGGCTCGGCAGCCGGGTGATCCAGGCGCTCGAGGCTCACGCCTATACGATCGTCAACAAGAACTTCGAGGACACCGTGGGCATCGACCGTAACGACGTCGAGGACGACACCTACGGGGTCTACGAGCCGGTCATCGAGCAGCTCGGATGGGATACCAAAATCCATCCCGACATGCTGCTCTTCTCGACCATCAAGGCGGCGGTGAACACGCCCTCCTCCGTGCTCGGCTATGACGGCCAACCCTTCTTCTCGGCCTCTCATCCGGTCGGCCCGATGGGCAACGCACAAACAGAGGTCGCCAATGTCAACTCCAGCGGCAGCGGTGCCTACTGGTTCCTGGTCGACGCCTCGCGCCCGATCCGGCCTTTCATTTTCCAGCTACGCCGCGAGTACGCAGTCACGCGGATGAACACGCTGACCGACGAGGCGGTGTTCAACCGACGCGAATTCCGCTATGGCGTCGACGGCCGCGCCAACACCGGCGTGGGACTGTGGCAGCTCTGTTACGCGAGCAATCAGGACCTCAGCAATCCAGTCAACTATGGTGCGGCGCGCGCGGCGATGCGCTCGGTCAAGACCGACGGCGGAGTACCGTTCGGCGCGCTCTCCAGCCGCAAGGGCGTGTGCCTCCTGGTGCCGCCATCGCTCGAAGAAGTCGGCCGCCAGCTACTCAACTCGGAGTTCATGGCCGGCGCAGGCACCAGCTCCTCGGTGGCCACGACTAACATCTGGCGCAACAGTGCCGACCTGATCGTCAGCGAGTATCTCGCCTAGTCCCTCCTCCCGATGCGAGCCCGGGACGGAAGCCGCAAGGCTCCGTTCCGGGCCGCCCGCCCCGCAGGCCAGTTAACGCAAGCGACAAGGAAGTACCGGACATGGTTTACGCACAGCCCTCGGACATGATCGCGCGCTATCCCAACCGCGACCTGGTGCAGTTGACCAACGAGGATCCGACCCAGAGCATCGTCAATCAGACAGTCCTGCAACAGGCGCTCGCCGACGCCTCGGCCGAGATCGACGGCTACCTCGAAAGCCGTTTCACGCTGCCGCTCACCGATCCGCCCGCCGTGCTCGCACGCCTGACTTGCGACATCGCGATGTACAGATTGCAGGCGCTGCGTCCGTTGCACGACCTGGAAGAGGCGCGGCGGCGCTACGACGATGCGCTGGCGGTCCTGGTGCGCGTCGCCGACGGCACCCTCACGCTGGGCGTTGCGCCCGATAACCAGGAGCCCCCCGAGGCCGCGGGCGCAGTGGTCACCGACGCGGGCGGCGACTCCTCGGGCGCGCTGCCACGGCGCATTTTTAGCCGCGGCAACCTGAAGGGATTCTGACCATGGGCGTGACGCTGGATAGCGCCTGGGCGGGGCAGATTTTCACGCCGCCCACGCCGCTCGACCTCGCAAGCATCGAGTCGGCGATCGCGGCGCAACTCAGCGCGCAGGTAAGCGCGGTCGAGATCGTGCAATTTCCCGACAAGCCGGCGGCTTACCGCCTTACTCATCGGATTGGGGCAGCCCTGGTGGCCTGGCGCGGCGCTACCTACGGACCGCTGATCGACACTGCGGCGATCGTACAGACGCGCCGGCTCGAATTCGAAGTAACTCTGTTGGTGCGCGACCTGGGATGGAGTTTCGGCGGCGATCCGTCGGGACCCGACCCCGGCGCCTACGCGCTGCTCGAAGCCATCCGCGCCGCGCTAACCGGCTTTCGGCTGCCCGGATGCCGCAAGATGTTCCCCTTGCGGGAACAGTTCCTGGGGCGCGACCCGCAGGGCGGCGTGTGGACCTGGTCGGCGCTCTACGCGCTGGAGACGATGGCGCTGGAGGCGTCGACGCAGGACAACTTCCCGCTGTTCATCAAAGGCACCGCGCTGGAAGAAGGCGGACAGACTGTCACGGTCGGCGTGCCGGCCGCGTACACTTTTAACGATCAGAATCTAATCCAGTTACCAGTGGGGAATGTCGCCAACCTCATAGTCACTCCGGTTGGCGGCGGCAATCCCTATCTAGCCGGCACCGATTACACGTTAGACGCGGTCAACGGATTGTCACGCAAATCGCGAGCGGCGCGATCGCATCCGGAACGACAGTAAACGTCGCCTATACTTACTCCGAGACCGTGACCGCAATCGCCGGAGGCTCCTCGTTTCCGACGGCTCCGACCAACTAGACATCGCGGAGCCTAAACTCCCGCAGGCATTAAAAGAAGGTGAAAGAAGATGCCAGCCAGCTTTCTACATGGAATTGAAACGATCGAAACCTCCACCGGCCCAGTCCCCATCACGGTCGTCAAGTCGGCGGTGTTGGCCTGGTCGGCTCCGCACCGCTGTGGGCGGCGGTTGGGGCGCCGGCGATATGGCAACCCAATCAAGTTGTGGTGCTCGGTCAGCAAGTGGTCGACCCTAACGGTAATATCCAGCAGTGCTCCACCGCGGGCACTACCGGAGCCTCCGCGCCGACCTGGGCGACCATCCTCAACGCCACCACCGCCGACGACACCGCGGTCTGGAAGCTCGTCACCACTATTGCCGGGACCCTGTTGCAGGCGCCCACGCTAGTCAATTTCACGGCAAATCCGAATATCGCCGGCTCGGCTGCCGCCTTCGGGCCGCTGATCCAGGGCTACACGATTCCCTATGCGCTCTCGGCCATCCAAGCTCAGGGCGCGGGCCAGGTAATCGTGGTCAACGTCTTCAATCCCTACCTCCACTACACCGCGATCACGGCGCAGGCGATGGCGATGCCGGGAACCGGACCGCAGTTGCTCAATCTGGGGCACATGGGCGTCTGGAACGTAGTAGTCAAGAACGCGGCCGGCTCGATTACCTATATCAACGGGACTGACTATACGCTCGATCCTATAAACGGAATCGTCGCGCAGAAGGCCGGAGGCGCCATTACCAGCGGCGAAGCGCTGAGCGTCTCCTTCAGCTACGCCGACCCCACCAAAGTGGAGGATAGCGACATCGTAGGCTCGGTCACCGGCACGATGTACACAGGGATCCAGGCGCTGCGCACGACCTATGGCACGATGGGCTTCTTCCCGAAGATCCTGATCGCGCCGGGGCACTCGCAGGATGCCGCGACCGCCAGCGCGCTGATTGCGACGGCGCTGACCGTCCGCGCCGTGGCGCTGATCGACTCACCACCGTCGATCTCCCCAGCCACCGCGATTGCCAATCGCGGCGTCGCCGGCAACGTGTTCGACACCAGCTCGGACCGGGCTCTCCTCTGCTATCCGCAAGAGCAATTCTACGACCTGGGCCTGGTCCCGACCGGTGTTACGCTTAATTCGGCGGGCACCCCCGTGCAGAACGCGGCCAACCTCACTGCGGTTGGACCGTATTCGCAGTGGGTGGCTGGAACGATCGCCGCCAAAGACCTGCAGCAAGGCTATTGGTGGTCGCCCTCCAATACCCAGATGGTAGGCCCGCTCGGTCCCGACGTTACGCTCTATGCCTCCGTGCTGGATTCGGCGAGCGACGTAAACAATCTGAACGCGCAAGGTATCGTGACCGTGTTCAACGCTTTTGGCACTGGCCTGCGGGTATGGGGCAACCGCTCCGCCGCCTATCCGACGGTGACCACGCCTAACAACTTCATCAGCGTACGCCGCACGATGGACGTGATCGAGGAATCGGTGGAACTCGCGATGCTCCAGTTCATCGATCAGCCGATCAGCAACGCGCTCATCTCGGCGATCCTGGCCAGTGTCAACGCCTTCATCCGCAGCCTCATCGGGCGTGGCGCACTGGTGGCCGGCGTTGCCAGTTACAATCCCGCTGAAAATCCCACCAACCAGATCGCCGCCGGAC